AAAAGAAAAAAGATATAACGATGCAGACATAATTAACGAAACTTGCTTCGATATAATTAAAAAAGCAACAGGAGATATATAAAAACGTAAACAATAACTTTTATTAAGCGTAAACAATACTAAAAATGTTGTTTACGCTTTTTTATTTAGTGATAGCAAGGGTTTACGTATATTGTAAACAAAGTAAACAATACTTTTGTAAAATCTTTTATAACCTATATCAACTTTTTACTTTTAAACCACATCTAAAACACCATCGTTAGCTTATTTTTAGCCTAAAAAGCGGTAAAATTGTAAAGTGTTTAGCTTCAATAGGTTATAATAAAACGGAGGGAAACAAGTAAACAAGAATAAACAAAGCATTGTTTACACGCTAAGCCCAGTAACTGCGGGCTTTTACTAATACTATAAACTATATAAACAATAATAATATAAAATATATAAATATTAATAATATATAATAATAGGGTACTATAGTACATAATATAACACACGTAAGAAATACATAATATATAGTATAATATAGTAAAACGTGTTTTTTATTGTTTCTTTGTTTATTTCGTCAAAAATCCCAGTGTTTACAAGGGTTAAGCAATAAACAACAAAATTTTCCTTTGTTTACGCTTGCTTTTTAGAAAAGTTTTATACTTTTGTGATATGAAGCCGAACAAAGAGAACATAATAACCGACATACTCATCGCCCTTGAGAGAGGGACGACGTATAATTCTTGTTTGGCGGAAATTGACTTCATTTGGGAGTGCTCAGAGACTACCTTCTCACGCTACTGGAAGGAAGCTAATGCACGATATAGGAAAGTTAATGAAGAGATACAGCTTGACCTCAAAAGTGCCTTAAAAGACTCCGCAGAGGCTCGTTTGAAAATGGGCATCCTGACGAAGCTCGAAAGGATGGATATCCTGAGCGATATTGCAAGAGGTAAATTAATTCTTACAAAATACATAGTTTGTGACGGTATGATTCAGGAGAGGGAAATAGCCCCGGATTACAACGACCGTAAGGGGGCAATAGCAGAACTTAACAAAATGGATGGTGATTATGCCCCGGTTAAAAAAGATATTACCTCAGGGGGCAAAGAGATTAAAGCCATAACAGGCATAGAGGTTAAGTAAGCTATGAAACTGACGTTTGACTCCTACGGCAACGATAAGCAGAAAGTCGTTTATAGGCTTTGGGCTAATCACGATACAACCGACATAGTCTACGGGGGCTCTAAGGGTTCCGGTAAGTCTTATCTAGGCTGTTCGCTTCTCATTGGGGACGCGCTTATGTACGATGGGACGCATTACTTCATAGCCCGTAAGAAGCTTAACGACCTGAGAAAGCACACAAGACCCTCAATGCAGGAGGTATTTACTAACTGGGGGATAACCGAGGAGTACTACACGTACAACGGTACAGATAACTTCTATCAATTCTATAACGGCTCGAGGATTTACCTACTCGAAGCCGCTTTTTTGCCTAGCGATCCGCTTTACGAACGCTTCGGATCTATGCAGATGACACGCGGCTGGGTAGAAGAGGCCGGGGAGTTTGACGAGGCCGCTAAAAATAACCTGTTCGCCTCTTGTGGCAGGTGGAAAAATGACGAGTACGGCATCACACGCAAGCTCTTACAGACTTGTAACCCCTCAAAAAACTACCTTTACCAGGAGTATTATAAACGTTCAAAAGAGAACCAACTACAAGAGCATAAAGCCTTTATACAAGCCCTGCCTGAGGACAATAAAAAGCAGCAAAGCGGCTATATTGAACACCTGCACCAGGTTTTAACCGACTCGGAAAAGCAGCGTTTGTTATACGGAAATTGGGAGTTTGACGATAATCCCTACACCCTGCTACCCGACTACGGTAGCATTTGTAACCTGTTTACCAACAAGTTTGTAGTAGGCACGGGCAAACGCTACATGAGCGGAGATATAGCCTACTTAGGTGCTGACGTCTTTGTTATAACAGTATGGGACGGCTTAGTGGTTAAAAAGGTTATAGCCTTAGACAAAATAGATGAGACGGCCATAGGCAACAAGTTTAAAGAGCTTGCAGAGACTTACAGCATACCGTATTCAAATATAGTTTATGACGCTGACGGCTTGCGTAAGTTCACGGCTAACAGCATGAAACAACTTACAGCCGCTAAACCGTTTACCAACAACGCACCGGCCCTGAAGGACACTCAGTACGGAAACCTTAAGACTGAGTGCGCCTTTAAACTTAAGGAACTTATAGAGTCGAATAAAATATTTATAGAGGATCAAACCTATCGCAAGCAAATCATGGCAGACTTAGAGGCTATTTGCCGTGAGCCGATGGACGACGAGATGAAAATTAAACTGGAAAAGAAGAGCAAGCACAAGCTCAGGACAGGCAGATCTCCTGATTTCTTTGATAGTTTGCTTATGCGAATGTATTTTGAGATAAAAAATGTTGGTGGTTGGGCGTAATTTTGTATATTAGCGTTTTAATATTAACCTAAAATATTAGCCTATGCCGATAATACCTTTAGAAGCAGACTTTGCACAGATAGCCTTAGATGCTCAACGTGATTACCTGGTAAAAATACTTGTTGATTTCGGTAACTACCTGCTAAGCGATAAGCGTAAACAGCTTATAGACGACTCAGGAACCGGTAATTACCAATTAGTTTCAGATGCGGACATAAAAAACTTTGAGGAGATGTTGAAATCTAAATAAAGTTTTGTATCTTAGCACTTCGCGACTGATAAAAATATTAAACCCCTTTTACTTGTCGCGAGTGATTGGGGTTATTTTAATTTATTACATTATGCATACTTTATTTTTTGTTTACCTAAGAAGCCAAGACGGCTCAGAAACCCATTATACTGAAAGATTTAACGGTCTTAGGAGCGTATCAGACTTTTTCGATTGGCTGGACATAAAACAAAGCCAAACAAATAAGGGTAAAAGTGTAATTATTAACTGTAATAGGTTTGTAGATGCAAACAATAACTAACCTATTAAGCTACGTCGGCTACTTCTTTGCAGGCGTAGCGGCTTTAATCGGCCTTGTGTGGTTCGGCTTAGGTGTTTGGAACCTTATTAAAATCTACTATGATGTGTGGAAAGCTAGGAGGGAATATAAAAATGAAAAGTTATGACTCCTAAACAAATAGATAAAACAATAGTTCTAATGCCCGATGGTAAACTTACGCCTCTTAATAGGGTAGGGTTAATTTGGTTTTCCTTTATAGTTTATAAGCCTACGCACCTAATACCTTTTGGTTTTGAAAAATAACACTAAAAAATTAGTCCTCGATAACGAGGACTTTTTAGCTAAGGCGCTAAAGATAGGCTTAACGGTAGACGACATAATGGCAGAGTTTAACGCCTTTGACTGGCTAGACTTAGCCTCAACGCCTACTGAGGAGATAGCTCTTAAGTTTATGAAGCGTCTTAAGTTCACAAACACCGAGCCTATCTACTTAAAAGGCTTTGCTTATAAGTTCGATCAGGCTATTAAGAACTTAAACGCCCTCATAGAAGAGATACACGCTTCTTACAACATACCCGGCAAGGGTGGAACCTCAAACGAGTACATTAACCAGTATTATTATATCAAGCTATGGGCTGATAAAAAGCATATCCCTGTAGATTATAACGAGACAGACTACAATAAAAGAAAGCTATTTAATTTTTATACAATTTTATTTGATATATTTGCAGATAAGCTGACTAACTATAACGCTTACAACGCCCAAAAGAAATAGCTATGGCTCCTGACAGTACACCATCGAAGATAATGCTCACGACGGTATTAACCGTTTCAGATACTTTAACACACTATATAAAGTCGTATGTAAGACCATGTAGTTATAATTTTCCTAAATGTAAAAGCAAATACCATAAATAGCTATGCCAATATTAAAGCTCAAAGACGATACTTATGTTTGCCCTGCTTCAGGCGCAAACCTTGACGACTTGCTGCGTAATATGCTTACGGCTTTTAACGGCATACGTTTTATAGAGACAGACGGCGCAGGGGCACACCTACCTAACGCAGATCCTTACGAGTTTTTTGCGGTTAACAGAGTGCTGGCTTTTAGGCCAGTAACGGCTTCAAGCCTTAGGACTAATAACCGCTATAACCAATTAGTGTATGAGTGCTTGCTTACAATAGCACGCCCGATACCTGCTGATTTAGAGATAGAGACTATAAACGTCCCAGGGCAATTTGATACAATAACCAAAGAGTTTACAAGCTTAGGCTTTATAAATACGCTTAAAAGTTATTTCACGTGCTGCGATTATCCAGCCGAGATAATAAGAGTTGTACCTATATGGAACAGCAATAAAGCCGTAGCGGCTGTAAACCATTCAGGAGTAGAAATATATTTAAATGTGACGATATGAGAACTTTAATATTTGAGATACGGCAGTATTTTAAAGAGCTTCTAATCTTATATAGACTATGACAATCGAAAACGCCATACAGTTAGAAATAATAGAACCGCTTAAGGCGGCTATAATTCGTGACGATATGGTGGCAACGGGGGCGCTGCTTAACTCTGTACGTTTTGAAAAGAATGAAAGCTTAGGAGTGCTTAGCTACGATATAATTGCGCTTAATTACATACAAGGCTTAGACCAAGGCGTGGCGCCCGGTGAAACACCGTACCCCTCTATAGAAGAGATTATAAAATGGATTGACGCAAAGGGCTTAGACCTTAACCCTTATGCAGTACGCAACTCAATAATATCAAACGGTACAACGTGGTATCGTCAGGGAGGATCACATATAGTTACGGACTCCGTTAATGCTGAGTCGTTTAACAAGGTTATAGCGTTAGCAATGCCGGATATAAAAAATAA